AATCGCATCTCTCTAGATCGGCAATGACATCGTCCCAGTTTATTAGCAAACTTGTATTTCCTAAAAATTTAATCATCGCGGTCTTCCTAAAAAATGAAAAAGATAATATGGGCCTTCTCCAGCATTAGTTCCTGCATGGAAATTTCTATAATCATCCCACTGATATATTTCGCCTTGATCTATATTATAGAAGCAGTGGTCTTGTAGTATAAGAACCTGTGCAAATTTAGGTTTATCCATAAAACAAACATATCGAACAAGTTTGCCTTGTGCTAGCCACTCCTCTTCTTTATCTTCAACATCCCAATGATACGGGACACTGTGTCCGGGCATTACTTCAGACACAAATACACGCAGAGGATCAGCATTTACAATTTCTGCAAATCTGTCTTGTACGCTTATATCAAAATGTTCTCCAGGATAATAATCCCACCATTCAATCAGATTTAAATCGTATTTTGCTTTTTGCCATGTAGAAATAATTTCTCGATATGATTTTAGCAACGGACCATCTGCTTCGGCCTCGCTACGGTCAACCACACTAGTTACCGTGTTATGATCTCCGTTGCTATTTTTACAGAGGTCAATAATAGCATTCCAATCTATTCCTGCAGTTTTTCCAATGTGCTTAGGCATTTGTAACCCGTGTAAATATCTCATCATAAATGTAATTCATGTTATGATTGCCCCACATCACGTGCGTTGATAAACTGCGTTCAAACATCATTTCTAAATTTAATTTTCCGTCTAGAGGTTTGCCAGTTTCGTCTAATCTAAACTGTGCTGTTTCGTGAATAATACCTTGCATATATTTTTCTTCTATATACGGATCGTTAACCGGCACACATCCGTACCAATCGATAGCTCGCATATTTCCATCGTCGCTGATATAATGACAATGAGGATACATAGTTAACTTATATACCCCTTCATTATACTGATCCACAATGATATCTCTAATCTGTTTACGCCAGTGTTGTTGAGGCCAATCCTTACCGCTATAAATTATCTGGTTACAACTTTCTGTGTACCACTTGATGTATATTCGTTTATTGATTAAATCTATATCTAATATTTCAGGAGCATAGGGCTTATCTTTAAAATGTTCAATCCACATTAGCTCGTTAGACCAAAACCAATTAACAACTTCTGTAGTATACAAAGGTCGATCTGCACTATTCATGTATTGATATTCATTTGGAAAACTATAATTTTTACAAAACGTCTTCCCGTCACTACTTACTAATGGCTCATAGGTTTGCTGTGCCATGCAAGGTAGCCCATTAGTGTCTAATTTAAGATACGGTTCCCATTTGTTATTGACCATATCTGTTCTTCCAAATTTCAATAGTTCTGTCCAAGCCCTCATCCAAACTTACTTTAGGCTCCCAACCTAATTTTTCTTTAATTAAATTGTTATTAGAATTTAACCAGTAAATTTCCCCTGCGCGATGGAGTTTAGTGTCCCAATTAATTTTACCGTGCCAGTTTAATTTCTTAGCAATCATTTGTGCATAATCTTTAATCTTAATAGGATTATCGGGACCAATAGTAAAAATATTACCATTATTACATTTATCAGGATTTTCAATTACAGCTTGCCAAGCGTCTAGCATATCATCTACAAATATAAAATTGCGATAAGGATCGCCGTACCCTAAATTACATTCTGCTGGATTAGTTAACATTTGACTAATAATTTGTTCTGTAACAAAAAACTCGTTATCTTTTCTGCCATAACAATTAGTTTGTCGCAATGCAGTAAACGGCAAATCTAAACAACGATGTGCGTATTCTAAATATTTTTCGCAACCATATTTTGCAACTGCATATGGTGCATTGGGATTAGGTTGCGTATTTTCATCAAATGCAACAGGTACACTAGGCTTTCCAAATTTTTCAATTTCATCTGAAATCGGTTGCCAACCATAAACTTCCATAGTGCTAGCAAACACAAAGTTTTTTAAATTTTTAACTTTACTTGCAGCTTCAATTAAATTCACTGTACCTACATAGTTAATTTCACTAAATGTAATCTGTTCATAAAAACTTTGTTCTACTTCGGTACGTGCTGCTAAGTGAATAATTATATCTGGTTTTGCAGCTATTACTTCATTAGTTACACTGGGGTGATCTCTTAAGTCACTTACCAAATGATGCAGTGTATGATTTGATAGACGTTCTGAAAGATGCGATCCAATAAATCCAGAACTTCCTGTCATTAATATTTTCATTCTACGGTAATCCTAAAATCATTTGTTAGTTTTAACGAGTCTAATTCAGTTAATACAATCTTGAACTTAACTATATTGTTTTCAAAATGAAAATCTTTCATTTTGTTATTTGTATTTGCATAGTTTAACCAAGGACTAACAATATTATCAAATTTATATCTATAATCATGCTGTGGCACACTAGGTTCAATAACCGCTGTTACTAACTTAGGTTCTTTAGTTATTGTTAATAACTGTCTAACTACTAATTGTATTCTAGGAATACTGCCATAATTTGATGCAGTATGTATTCTTCCAGCGTCCATATAATACCAGTGTCCATCTTGAGTTAATAAGTGCATGTCTAAATTTTCTAAATCTATCAAATAACTCTGCTCCCCTTGCAAACTTAGATGCCAACGATTGTCAATGTCTGCATGTGACATATACGTCGCTCCAGGCTGCATTGCGATAATTCTTGCTTCGCCATGGGGCTCTGGTAAACTATTGAGTAGTTCTTCCCAAACTGTTCCTTTATATTCAGGTTTAATTTTCCAAGGATCATAAAAAAAATTACCAGTCGCTTGATTAATTGACGTTTTTATATTATTAAAATTGTCAGTAATTTTTGGTATCTTTATTTTATATTCAGTTCTTTCTAACATGCACTATTTAACTGATAAGTATGAGTATGCAACTGTTCTTGAATCCTGATTGGAAACGTATTGGTATTAGCCTGAGCGGTGGCGCAGATAGTGCGTTACTGGCGTATCTTATTTTAAAAGAAACTGATGCTAATATCTACTTTACTACACAAATAAGAATGTGGAAAACTCGTCCTTGGCAGCGTTACGTTGCACTAGGAGTAGTAGAATGGTTCCGTAACAGATTTGATAATCGTATAGAACATATAGAAGGATTTATTCCTCCTGAATTAGAAGAGCCCACAAGTCCGTTGATTACCGACGAATATGGTGCAGCAAAACCAGGTAATAGAATTATACTTAGAGCGCATAATGAATGGGTTGCACATACCTATAATTTAGATGCTTGGTTTGCTGCTGTTAATAAAAATCCTAACATTGCGATTCCAGGTGCATTGGCCGAACGCAACAACGGAGTATTGCCGTTACACATGGTACATATGGGAGTTGATATATTACACCCGTTTGTACTCACTATGAAAGATGAAATTATAAAACAGTATTATGAAAATAATATTACAGAGTTATTAAATATCACTCGTAGCTGCGAAGGCGAGTTTAGTGGATTAGATTATACAACATATACTCCAGGACAATTTGTTCCCATCTGCGGAAATTGTTTTTGGTGCAAAGAAAGAGAGTGGGCAATTGACCAAAACAAATAGTTGTACATTTTGTATGCACCCTTTTACAGGGCTTGCTACTAGAGAAGACGGTGCAATTAAAGTATGCTGCCGCAGCCAACCTGTTGGGTGGATACAGAAAGAAAGTTTAGAAGAAGTTTGGAATGGTGATGCTATGCTCGAGGTACGTAGGCAAGTATTAAATAACGAGCGTCCAGCAGTTTGTAAACCTTGTTTTGATCTAGAAGACCAAGGAGTAGAAAGTTTACGACAACGGCATATCAACGGCGTTATTCCAGAAGCTCGGATTAATTTGTATCCAAATGCTCTTGACACCTTAACTGACAACTACACAATGCCCTTTGAATTTCCCACAATGGAAATTAAACTTAATAACTTGTGCAATTTAAAATGTCGTATGTGCAATCCATTGGATAGCACAAACTGGAAAGACTGGGATAAAGTTGTACCGTTTTATAAAAAAGAAAATAACTATCTTGTTCCAACAGTTGAGAGATTAGTTAACAAGCCAGGTCAATATATTGGACCATTTGATGATACTGCCAAGTGGTGGGAAAGTTTTGAAAAATTACTTCCTCATTTTCGAAGAGTAGAATTTGCAGGCGGTGAACCATTAATGGATCCCGGACATTACAAAATACTTGATATGTTAAAGCCCTACGGTAAGAACATTGAGATTAAATATGCCACTAATGGTACCACGCTGGGAATAAGCAAAGGAAGAACTATACATAACTATTGGCCGCATTTTAGATCCGTTGCTGTTAATGTAAGCATTGACGGCATCCATGATGTTTACGATTACATTCGCGGTAACGGAGATTTCCGTCAAGTGGAAGCTAACATTAGAGAAATACAAAAAATTCCTAATGTGAGTCGCGTAGTAGGTGCATTTACTGCTCAAGCTGGCAACATATTGCAAGCTGCCGAATGCATTGATTATTTTATCAACAAACTAGGTATAGTATTTTATAGTCATCGTGTTAGCTATCCTAACTGTTTGTCAGCACAGGTACTACCACAAGAGTTAAAAAATATAGCAATTGCACGTTTAGAAGCAGTTAGGTTACAAGTTGATACTTGGGAAGCTATTAAGAATAACTCATTACTTGCTAAAGTTACTCATCAACAAATACAAGACAATATTAACTACTTGCAATCAAAGGATCAGAACAATTTGTGGCGAGACTTTTTAGATTTTAATTTTGCATTAGACTCTACTCGTAATCAAAATTTATTAAGTGTTGTGCCGGAATTTAAAAATTATGTATAAAATAACCAGCAGCTGGCCACATCAAGACCAACTCAAGGTTGAATGGAATCTAGGAAAACGTTGTAACTACGACTGTACATATTGCCCTAGCAGTATACACGATAACTTTAGTCCACACACTGACATTACGGTATTAGAAGCAACTGTGGACAAATTGTCTGAAATAGGTAAACCCTTACGTATTAGTTTAACAGGCGGTGAGCCGTGTGTACACCCTAGCATAGAAGACCTGCTTGACTACTTTAGACGTAAGAATATTTTCTGGGTTAACTTAACAACTAACGGAACACGACCAGCACGTTGGTATTTAAATAACGAAATGTATTTTAATCACTTAGTTTTTAGTTTACACTTCGAATATGATTGGCAACGTGTAGTTAGAACAATTAACCAGTTTTATGATGAGACTCAAACAGATTTCTTTGTCAATGTAATGGCACACCACGAACATATGGAAGATGTTCGTAAGGTAGTTAACCAGTTCCGCGAGAAGGGTATTAAGTTTGCTGTGCGTAGAATACGATGGACCGAAGGTGATCACAATGTGTTCGACGATATGCGCTACGCCGGCAAGGATTTAGAATGGATTATTGCACAAGACGCAACTGCCAAACCTAACTGTAGAATAGATGATGGCGAAGTTATTCATGCAAACGATGTTATTAAATTGCATAAGAACAACTTTAAGGGCTGGTCATGCAATGCTGGTCTTGAGAGCTTAATGATTAACTGGGACGGTGATGTTCATCGTGCTACTTGTAGAGTAGGTGGTAGTTTAGGTAACATATACAATGGAAGTTTTATTGTTCCCTGTGAGCAGGTAGTATGCACTCGAAACTCCTGTACATGTGCTGCTGATATACCTCTAACAAAAACAAATTATGAAAATTAATAATCTAGTAATAGAAAAATACAAAAGAATGTTTGTATTTGGATGTAGCTATACTAGATACCATTGGCCGACATGGGCTGATATTATCGGACAAGATGTGCCGTATTACGAAAACTGGGGTAAACCCGGCGCAGGCAATCATTTCATTTTTAATTCTATTATGGAATGTGATGCTAAAAATAAGTTTACTGCTGATGATATAATATTAGTAATGTGGTCAGGCCCTGATAGAGAAGATAGGTATATCAACTTTGATTGGATTTGTGATCCACCACAAACTAAAGAAAAAACATACGGCAAAGCATGGGTTAAGAAATTTGGACAAGATCGCCGCGGGAATTTAATTAGAGACATGGCTTATATAAAAGCTACTCAGGAATTTTTAAATTCTAAAAATGTAGACTGGGCTAACTTTAGCATGTACTCTATTTGTAATATCGACGAAGAGGCTATTCTCAGAGATGCTTATACTTACGAAAGAGATTTAGATTATTTCGTTGCAAGATATGTTCAGCTGAACAGAGACCTATGCGACAATAGAGAAATTACAGAGGTATATGCATGTGATGTAGATGTATTAAATCTATATAGAGAAGTATACGGTAAAATTGAATACTCAATAATAGATGTAATTAGAGACGGACATGCGTATAAAAGAGCCACCGCAAATTTTGGTGATGCACATTGTACTCCGTTAGAACACTTACAATATATAGATGCTATATATCCAGATAATACACTAAGCCAACATGCTAGAAAGTTTACAGCATGTTGGGAACAGGTTGTTCAATCTATTGTAACAAAAAATATAATGCCAGAAGAATTTAATCATCCGCCTATAAGCAGATTATAATAAGTGTGCTAGTTCTGGAAATACTGTTGCGGCATTTAACCCACGGATAGCATCTAGTTTGTTTACATATTCTTTAAATCCGGGCAGCAAATGACTGTTGTCGGCAGCATTCATATGTTTAAGAACTGCTTCCCAACGTTTCCAACCATACGGATTAACTTTCCAGTAGTCGTTATCCTGTCTGTAGTTTTTCCACAACCAGTCTTTGAAGTCCATAAATCGTTCTTCAACTTCCTGCTTATCTTCTTTAGGCAATATCTGTATGCTTAGGAATGTTGGAATGTATAACAAGTGCATGTTCACTAGTCCTCCTCCCATTTGTACATTGCCTGGGACATTGCCGCTGTTTAGTTTTTTAAATCCGCTTTCTAGTTTCCATTTCATAAAGTCCGGCAGATGTTTTACATTGAATACTTGTATTGCTGTTGCAAGACTAGTTTGAATGTTATCAGGAGTATTGTCCAATAGACGTAATGTACGCTCTACCGTTTTAAAATCTGTAGGGTATCTTATATATTCATCACGGCCATGACTTGCATCCATGCTAACTGCAAACTTAACTTTTTTAAATTTACTCCATAACTCAAGTAGATCTTCATCTACTAGTAATCCGTTCGAGTTGTATCTTAGTAAAATCTTATCTTGATATCCTTGTCGGATAATTTCTTCAATAAATTTCTTATGTTCTTTGATCATTAACGGTTCGCCGCCTGCAAAGTAAACTTGCTTTAGGTTAGGGATTTGTCTATACATTTCTTCCCAGAACGTATCTTTCTCATGCCACTTATTATTAAACTCTTTTTGGTCCCATTGCATTTGTCTTTTGACTTCAGGATCTTGTAGTATCGGAATTAACTTTTTATGATCTGCAACCCATCTACTTGAATCGTGCGGGCTACACATCACGCACTTAATATTACAAGTGTGACCTAATCGTAGATCTAAGTATACTAATGTTTCTGGTACTGTTCCGTCTTCTTTAGTTTGTCGGATAAGTTCTGGAATATCAACATCGTCATTGTGCCAGGTTAGCGTTTCCCAAATGCGTTTACTAACAACTCCAACACTTTCTTCTTTATAGCATTTGCGGCAACTTGCAGGTATTTCTCCTTTAAGCATAGTTGTACGCACACTTTTCATATAGCCGTTATTCCATGCTTCCATCGGAGTATGTTTACCAAAGTTTGCTGGACTTCCATTTTCCATTTTTACTAGGCCAACTTCATGGTCATCACCAGCACCGCTAGCGTTAGCACTACAGCACAATCGCATGTCACCGTTGGGTCTAGTTGCAAAATGTATCCACGGTAGTACACAGAATGTTGAAGATCCTGCAACTTGTTCCAACTCTCGTTGATATTTTCCTAATTGGCTATCAGGCGGGTTGTACCAATCTTTATTCATTCTTTAATCCTATTATGTTAATAAACTGATCTTTAGGCCTAGGTATTTCTTTTAACTTACCGCAAGTCTTTGCACAGGTGATTAATTTATTTTCTTTCCAGTACTGTTTCCAAACAGTTTGCCAAGCAGGCGAATCGATTATTTCTTCTAATGTTTTTTCTAATGCATTTGTATTGCCAAGATCGTCAACTAGACTATTGTATTGATCTAACATGTCTTTACGCACTGGCGCAATTATATCATTTAATTTAACATAGTTATAAGGCGCACTTGCTAAAAAACAACAAGGAAAAACTTTCCTGTACGCATCAATATATATTTCTTTTGTTTGCTGCACATAACATTCTATTTCGATATCTTTTAGTATTTCCTTGTAATTCTTTACTAGCTTGTTAGAAATGTATGGGAGTTCTGACGTCGACGGAGGCTCCAAATGATAAATTGTATCACCGTCTTTGTTGTAAACGGGAAACTTTGGCTCACCTATAAATCTTGAACTATTTTTCTCTGTGAATCTAGAAAACCCTAATTTAGTAGCTCTATGTTGTGCTTCTTCTACTTGATGTTCGTTGTGTTTGAATTTTATAAAGCACCATTCTGCATGGCCGCCAGCATTTATAAATGCTGTTGCGTTTCGTATAATAGTATTATACTGCGTACCTATACGATATAACTGGTGGGTATCTGCTAATCCATCAATTGCAAACACTACATTATGTCTTTCGGGCAGGGCACTAGCTAACCGTTCCCACCACTGTGCTTTTCTTGCACTACCGTTTGTGTGTACACGTATATTTAATTTTGGATTTACACTTACTGCATGTTCAATCATCTCAATCAAATCATCGTTGATAATAGGATCGCCGAAGTTGCCGCAGAAATAAAATCCGTTTAATTGATTCAATACTTTATCAGACGCTATAGTTTTAAAATCTTCTACAGTCCAATCACGATTTTCTATTAGCGGGTTCTCTAGGCCGCCGTGATAGTTACGACTACACATCGGGCAACTTGCTTGGCAGCGATTAGTTATTTCAAAATGTATATCTTGTAGTTGATTAAAATTAAACATTACGACCTATAACCATAAACCTTGTGTATAAGGGCAATTCTAATTCTCCTGCCCATATCACATTAATGTCGCACTGTTGTTTAAACTCCTCTAACGAGCTTGCAGTACGTACATGTTCTGGAATGTCATAATTATTACTTTGCAATACTAATAAACTACCGTATGGCACTCCGGTTTTCCACAAGTCAAATTCGTCTTGTGTAATATGTTCGCAACTGGTATTAATAATAACATCAGCATCGCTACGTATCTCGCACATGTCTGCGGTTACCGCACGAAATCTACCAACCATCTCTTCTTGCTTGTTCATCATAGTAGCAATAGATTCGCATGTTGGATCGATGTCAACGCTACGAATATTTTTTATGGGAATTGAACTTTGGAACAACATACTAGCTAATACCCCAACCCAACCTCCGTGGATGTCTATACTAATAAAAGTATTAACATTTTTTCTTAGGTTGGTAATCAGCCACTCTTTGCTTTTAAGTTGGCCACTCCAGAATGCATCCATTGTGCGCATTGGGTTAGGACTTTGTCTTATAGCCTGCATCCAGTAGTGTAAGTACTCTGTATCTATTTGCATTTTGGTATCTTTGAGTCTGCACTGCTAACACAACTAGGCGTAATACAGCGACGTGGTTCCTTAAATAAATCAAAGCCAGTTAATAAGTTTCCTAGTGGAATGTCGTGACAACTGTAGCTTCTTTTGACTTCGTTACCTCTTATTATAACACTTTGATATCCTGAATTGCAAGTCCAATCTTTGAATTTATTAAATCCAAACGCATTAAAACGTTCTGCTTGATCGAAAAGGTATTCTTTATCATCTGCATCATACAAGGCTATTTGATATGTTTCTTCGCCGTTGGCATGCTGAGGGAATCCTTCTTGCATGATTCTAATTTGCTCTTCTGTATATCCATCAACAATCCTGGAAGCAGTCGGGTCGGACTGGGGTTTAAGAGTAACATTAATACCTCGAGCACGTAGTCTAGCCATTCTATCATATAGTTCGTAGAACTTTTCTGGAACCATCACTTGATTAACAGTAACATGAACTTGCTCATACATTAGTTGAAGACACTTGTCTCCAAAC